TTTATACGCGAAGACGATTTGAAACAACGAGAATCACTAGAAGCGTATTTTCCAACAATCGATGCAAATCATATATTTAATTTTGCCCATTGTGTCGCTACAGTATGCCGAAAAGCAGCTATTGCTTATCGACCTATTAACGTCCCTTGTGATGTAGATTCTGGCGACGCTGTCGTTGATATGCTCAACGACTTGGCCAAGGAAAGTCAAAAGCGTGAAGTTGCCGTAATAAAAGTGCCGCCGCATCGTTATATGAAGTACGATTGTACGACTGTTCGCGGATCGTGCGGAAGTATTTTGGTGGCAGATGACGTTTCGTTGCAACGTAAATTAATAGCTATTCATGTTGCCGGAACGTCGACGCGGCAAGGAGCTGGTATTATTGTTACCCAAGAAATGCTAGAACCGTTTGGGTATCTTTTTGACCAGCATCCAAAAGGCATTTTTATCAACAAAGATACTTTAGGGCCTGTTGAAAATGCGATTTTTCAAGCCCAATCGGCAAATTTTACCGAAATTGGACAAATGCCCAAGACGCTAGTCGGAGCTCAACCGGCTAAAACGCGTTTGAAGAAAACGATTATTCATGGGCGGCTGTATAAAACGAAAGTTGGACCATCGGTTTTGAGTCCAGCTGACCCGCGATTAATTAAGCGGGTGTCGCCATTATTAAAAGGCGTTTTGAAGTACGACAATCAAGCGGTGCCGTTAAGCAAAGGTTTTCTTGGTGCGATTGAAAATCATATTAGTACACAGTTGAAAATCTTGCCGCGTCCAACTCCAGCGGACGTTTGGTCTGAACATCAAGCTATTAACGGCATCGATTGCGCTTATGGCGACGGTTTAGAGATGGATACTTCGCCTGGCTGGCCTTATCGTTATATGGAGAGGCCCAAAGAGAGCGCCAAAGGAAAGAAGTGGCTTTTCGCGTACGACGAATGTACGAACGAATATACAGTAGAAAATGCAACTTTGCGACAACGCCTAGATTTGCGTTACCGCTGCGCTGAAATGGGAACGCGGTGTCCTTCAATTTGGATCGACACATTGAAAGACGAAAAGCGATCCTTGGAGAAGATCCGAGAGGGAAGTACGCGAGTCTTTACAATTGCACCAGTCGATTTTACGATTTTTACGCGGCGCTATTTTGGTGCTTTTACAGTTTTCTTTTATGCGAACCGTTTGAAATTTTTCTCGGCCGTTGGTATAAATCCTGAAAGCGGAGAATGGACGACGTTGGCGAATCGGTTACGCGAAGTTGGGAACTCGGGTTTTGCGCTCGATTTTTCGAAATGGGACGGAACTGTTTCACCGTACGTGATGCAAAGTGTTGTCCAAATTATTAATAATTGGTATAACGCTTCGCCGACTGACGCGTTGATGCGAGAACTTATTTTCGACGAATTGATACATACGCATCAACAGGCTCAGGATTTGCTTTATTGTACTCATATGGGCAATCCGTCAGGAAATCCGCTTACGACCGTTTTAAATACAATGGCGCACGCAATTTATTTGCGTTATGCTTATTTGGCTCTGGCTCCGATTACTGTTCGTAGCCTGCAATACTTTGACCAGTACGTGCGTGATTGCGAGTACGGGGATGATGGTATTGTGGGTACTAACGACTTAATTGTTCCGTGGTACAACGACGCCGAGCTACATAAGTTTTTCTTGACTATTGGAATTCATAGTCAGGCGCCGACAAAAGTGAAAGGTGAACGTTCCAACCCGAATGTGTTGGAGAATACGTTCCTTAAACGAGGCTTTCGCTACGTCGGAAACGGGCAGTTTTATCCGCTCATGGACGTAGATACGATCCATGAATTAACGAATTGGCAACACGAAAGCGATGACGACGATGCGCAATTGTTGGCGAATATTAATGACGCCCTGCGCTATTTGTTCTTTTACGGACAGGCGGCATATAACGATTTAGCAAATCGCTTTATGAAGCTATGCCCGCATTTGGCATCTGGTGTGTTGCGTTATGAATATTTCCACGGTCTCTTTTCGGCTTATCGCGACGTTTGGTTGCCGAACGATTTTATTGCGAATAATAAATTTCATGTGCCGAAAGGAATTAAAGTTTTACCGTGGACCGACCACATCATCGACGTAGTAGACAATGACGTCGAATTGGTCGAAGCGCAGTCGGCTGATGAAGAAAATCGAGCTGGTGTCGTCATCGTTGAAGGCAAACCAGTCATTGCAAACGACGAAAAAGCGTCTGGAACTGAAGGACGCATTTTTGGGCTGGGCCGTGAAATAATGAACGAGAAACGTTGGGACTTTAAACAAACAGTCGAGCGTTGGACTCTCGTGGCCCAAGCTCCATGGACAATGGCTCAAGCGCCTAATACGAATATTTATCAATTGAAGGCGCCACAGGATTTTATTACGGCTTTCATTCAAGACGCGGGCTTTACGCACTTCACGTTTTGGCAAGGGAATATTCGCCTCAAGCTACAAGTGAACGGTACTCAATTTCATATGGGTCTCCTTTGTTTTTATTACGTGCCGCTTACAGACCCGGAAAACGTGAATAATTGGCACCGCGTGAATTACAGTGCGATGACCTCGGTTACGCATATGTTTTCAGATCCCACGTCGAGCCAGTCGCGTGAGCTCGTTATTAAATTCCGCCATCCGCAAACGCATTTGGCGTTGAATACGGAAGCTATTCCCGATTTTGATTATTTAGGCACGACGACGGTCACGGTCTTTAGCCAATTGCGCGGCCCCACGTCGGCGTCAACGGCAATTAACACGCAATTATATGTGTCGTTTGAGGACGTCGTTTTTAATGTGCCGATGCATTCAGCGTCGAGCGCGCGTGTGGGAGCTGTAGGGCAATTGGTGCGGGCTGTTGACTTGCAAATTACCGATCAAATGTATCGCCGTTTTCAAAGCGATTTACAGCAGCGGTACCGTGATCAATTGGTCGAAGGCGCTGTAGCGCAAGGCAATGTTGAAATTGTCGAAGCTCAAGGCGGGTCAGTATCGACCGTGTACAATGAGGTGAATAATTATGGTAATAATAATTCCAACGCTTTGCCCATGGAAGTGCGCGGTAACGATATTTCCGGTTCGGCTAGTATACCGATGCCGATGGATAATCCGTCTTATACGCTCAATCCCGTATTTGTGCTGGCAGCAGGCCAACAATCATACGCTAATACAACAGGTGCCGTACATTTGCAACGTCTTTGCGCAACGCCAAGTACTCAAACGTTGGCTACAGCTGATACGTTTGGGACTACCACCGATGAAATGAATATCGAGTGGTTAACGCAAAAATTAACATTTCAGCAGCGAACGACGTGGTCAATTACCCAGGCTGCGAATACAACGTTATTTCAAGGATGGATTGGACCCATGGCGCCATTTTATTCCCGCGTCATGACTGGCGATCCGCTCGTGGCTGTACCGATTTCGCTGTTTGACTACGTGTCAGCAAAATTTAGCTTTTGGCGCGGGAGTATTGTTTATCGGATCTGCGTCGTGGCCAACGCTTTTTACACGGGACGTTTGGTGTTTACCGTTAATATCGGTAATCAGAACGTACCGTCGTCGTTGGTGGAAAAATGTTCGCAGTATTCGATAGTTTTGGATTTGGAAAATACCACACGAACTTGGGACATCGCTATACCGTACTTATGTACGCGCGAAATGCTACGAGTAGCCGCTGGTGCCGGATCGCAAGATTACGGCGGGATATCGGAAGCGGCGATTCTCAATAACTTTATAGGATCGTGGGAACTGTCGGTGCAAGTTCCGCTGGTCACGCAAGACACAGCAGCGCCGACGTTGGACGTAATTCTCGGAATTGCTGGTGGTCCTGACTACCAGCTTTTCGATTATTACGACAATAATCAAACAATAGTTCCCGTTTATTCGTGGCCGACGTTTTCCGTAACGACAAAGGTTTCGAAGTTAAAAGAACGTAATCCGAAACGGGCGAAAGAACGAATTGGCCTAGCGTCTGACGGACGAACTCCAATTTTTAAACGCGATGCTCAGCGAGTCATCGATCACTTTACGAACAATTATATTCCAGCCTTGGTGAGCTCATTAAGTGTTGCTGAAACTGAGGGCGCCGATGCTTCCTTTGAGGAAGTTGAGTGCGCCGAAGCCCAAAGTAGCTCAGGGCAAACGGAAGATCCTGATGTGGCTGGAGTAGCACCGATGAACTTGACGAGCGAAATCGCGCTTACGTCCGTCGCGACTAAACCAAATCCGATCGCGGATTTGAAAGTTGGTCATTCGCACGAACAATTTAAACATCTTGGAACGATTTTAAAACGTTATGTCCCTTTGGATGCGTTTGACCCGGCCGAATCTTCGTTAACGGCTGACCCGCGACTGCGAATTATTGAATCGTATAATTTCGCGGATAACGTGACCGCGTATGAAACGGCGACTGGCTTTAAAAAGACGTTTATTTTGATATCGAGGCCAGTGTATGCGCTTGAAGGAACGCAAACACCAACTGGAGCTGTTTCTGGGCGCGTACCGACGTGGAATGATGCCGTTCATTATTTTGGCGTCATGTACCGTTGTTTTAGCGGTTCGGTACGTTACCGCATGGTGGCTAATTCCACTTATACCGCCATGCATCCCACGTCATCGCAGTTGATTTCGATTCCGTTGTCTCCAATGGCGATTGGAATGTATACTGGCAATCAGCTATCAGCGTTCGAAAACCCGCCGCCTACGGGATTCGGTTTGAATCCGTACCAACCGTATATGGCGATGAGGGGATTTACGTTTATGGAACGAGCATCGGATTCAGGTCCAGGCACGGCCTATTTGCGTTATGGGTCGTCTTTACCAACGGGATCGATACCGTTTGCGCAGACAACGGACAAAGCGCCGTTCTTGGACGTTGAAGTTCCAATGACGATTCAATATAAATTTATGCTGATGTATAATCGGAGCACGCCTGGCGATGCTTTATATGCGCCTTACACGCCTGGATCGCTGGTGTTCACGACGGAATATAACCAAATTAAAATTCCGGGTGCGCCGCCGACTTATATTCAACCGCAAAATCGCTTTGTTTTATATAAGGCGTTTGGTGACGATGCGCGTTTTGGCGTGTTTGTGGGCGTGCCGTTTGTGTATTTTGCCGGTTTTAATTTACCTGTTGGAACATCTATGGTAGTCACGCCCGCAGCGCCTGACGCTTATACGTCGTTTCCGCTTCCGGCGATGAAAACGACGCAAAATTATACGCGACCTATTTCCGCTCTACGGAGTTCTAGCGCGCTAGAATTTGTGCGACCTCAGGGAGCAGTGGAGGAAGAGGAAGTAGAATTCGCGTTCGCTCAAGCTGGCGATTGCCCAGATTTTGAAGGATTTCGTAAAGAAGTTCAAGAGAAACTGGAAGACGTCAAAATGGGCAAGGATGCGGTTTCGGCGCTGAACGAACTGAAACAAAAGTCCGGCTTGGCTTACGAATTTACGGTCGAACAACAGTATCATTCTGATCCCTCAGAATGGTACGTTGTTGTTATTGGCACTTTTGACGTTTTGCAGTTTCCTGTTGTTGGATACGGAACGTCTAAGAAAGATGCCAGAAAAGAGGCCGCTGAACGATGGATGGAAGAAGTGGTGCGCATTATCAAAACTGTGTACCACGGAGCTGACGCTGTAATGCGAACCTCGGATTTAAAGGCGGTTTATGAAAGAGAAATGAACCGCTCGATTCGGGAGACGGCGTCTGCTCCGCCGCGAAAACGGTCATCGTTCCAAGTCGATGCTTCGGCCATTGATTGGCTTCGAGAAACTTGGCTTAAGGATAAAGAACAACAAGAGAAGCAGCAGTCCTTCTCACAGACTGCAACCGAGATAGCGAGTAAAGTAGAACAAATGCAACGAGAGAAAGGTTTCGTTGACCTCGCTGAAGCCGCGGAATTTTTGCCGCAGGGAAACGTTGAGCCTACGCCCGAAGAATTAGATATCAGTATTGGGCGTCTCGTGGAAAAACATGATGAGATTTTGAAAATAAAACAAGCCTTGCGGCTAGATATACCTACGCCAGCTTCGCAAGCTCTCGGTTTTACGGAAGTACCGCCATCTTCCATTTATAAATTAAACGAGGCGGAAGTCGATATTTTGAAATATGCTTATTCCGAAATGAAGAGCATGCCGCTTTCGCAGTTTTTGCGGTCTGTATATCGACTTTTTGAACATAAACTGTGGGAATGGATTCCAAAGACCAAGAAATCCACTGAGCGTGTAAGTATGCAGCTTGACTTATACGCTAAAACGAAAAAGTTCGAAGATATTCCCGATGTAGAACTCGGTGAGCTTTCGAATTTGCACTTCTTCGTTACTGCTATTCAACGAGAAGTAGACAGGCTGCTTGGAAGGGGTAGCAGTTCTGAGCGTTTCAAAGACCTAATGAAGCGTGAGGAGGAACTGCTGTTCAAACATAAGGTCGTAGAAATTCACGACCCTTCGCACTTGGTGTCGGAGCGCCAATTGCGATTTTATGCGTTTAACCCAATCTCCGTATCGCAAGCGCAAGAACTTTTTAGTGTTCTTCTGGGACCGGATTATAGGTACTCGGAAGTGACCCATACGATATCGAATGAACTCGTCGAAGTCGTTGGAGTGCTAAAAGGGCCGTTTGCGATATTTAAAGCCGAGGCCGCGGCTTTTGAAAGTAAAGTAAAACAGGCCACTGAGTCGTATATGATTCGAGTCCGTGTAGTTGGATCGTCCGATTGGACTGCACGGACTGGAATGCGTCAACAGATGTATGCGACCATCCTTGCTAACCGAGGGGTTGGCACGGAGATAAAGCGTGAGTTGCAGTGATTCGCGGCCGCGCACAAACTATATTATATCCTTTTTGTGATGAGATCAGTATTGTAAATATATTTGATTATATGATTAACCCGGTAGTAGGGAGGTGACGTTTGTAAGTAGCGGATCTACAATTGGACGATGAAATGCGCGAGCACGACGGTTACGCCAGTCTTATGTAGTTAATGAGATAAGCTGGTCTTGCGATTTCGTAGTTGGGCCTAAACTCGCACTTGATTTGTACATTATAAAATACAAAATTC